TTTGTTTTAAATTTAAAAGCCATTGTTTACTCCTTAATATGGTTGAGGTGCATTTCTAGGTGAATTTGAACCCGATGGAGCAGAAGGTTTTCGTGTGAAAGCACTTGTTAATGCGCCACCAATCGCTCCGCCTACTGGGCCACCAACCGCTGTTCCTAAAGCAGCACCTGCAGCACCTACAATACCTTCCCACCACTCTGGCTGTCTGTCTATATCTGCTTGTATTTGCGCTCTAGAAGTCTCTTGGCTCATCATTGCCCTTCTCATTTGATCTTGAATCTGTTGTTGCGTTTGACCTAATCCTGCCATTGTAGTCGCTTGTCCTATTGCTAACTTAGGAACTTGCTGTAATTGTTGTGCAGTTTGCGCTTCAATACCTGTAAGCCTATCTAATAAGCCTCTTTCCGCTCTTTCTTGAATACCTGGAGTTAAGGCTTCTAGAGTTTGAGCTTCTCCACCTGTACCTAAGATTGAGCGTTGTAACTGACTCATAAGCTGACCTTGTTGTCTAGCACCAACTCTTTCAGCCATCTGTCTTTGCGCTCTTCCAGACCTTTGAATAAGTTGCTCTAGTTCTCCAAGTTGCTCTTCTGTTTTCTCTTCAGTCTCTTGAAGTTCTGCCATCCTACGAGCTTCTTCAGAACCTCTTTGAGCTTCCTCTAAAGTCTCATATAGTTTACCATCATTTGCTTTAAATAATCCTGTTTCTGGATCTATTACCGCTCCTGCTTGAGTTCGTAAAGCGTATTTCCTTCTTGCCTCTTGCTTTAGCTTATCCCTTGCTGACTTAGGAATCAACGTCTTCTTATCAATATCAGCTAGTGCTTTTTCTAGTTCATCCATTATAAATCCTTTGCTTTTTTAATTTCTGAGAAATGCCACTCTTCATTTAGCTTTACTGCTAAGTAAAATTTACCTTCTTTAGTGCATATTCCAATATCTGTGTCTTTACCTTCTTGAGGACTAAAAAATCCTTGTTTAAGGTTAAAAATTTTATCTTGCTTACCATCGGTAAGTGTCTCAATGGTTTCTTCCATTATGGATTACTCCCTTCTATATCATAATCAATATCTATGCCATCGATGCGCACATTGCTTTCGACTCCATAGATTTCAATCTCAATGCTCTTTCCTAGCTCATTCACAATACTAGAATATGTTTGCAACGTAGAATGCTCAACCATTTCTTGTGTAATAGCTGCAGTATCACTACCATCTATATACACCTTATAAGACATAGCTGTACCTGTACCACTCCCTTTATAAGTAATGTGCAATTTTGTAAAGCGTTTAAATTTATCAGGTAAACCAAAGTCATATCTTTTTGTCTTTAACAACATTGTAGAAGTGGCATCATTTGTTGTACTACTGAAAACATTAGCAACCTTCTTGGTTTCTCCTTCATACGTTTGTAATTCTTGTGTATCAGATAAAACAAATTGACTTTGATAATTACCTGTAAACCCATCAAATTTAGACCAAGATTGTGTATCAAAGTTATACGCATACATTGTATTTGCATCAAAGTCATAATTCACAACTAAGGTATTAATATTTGCGTGGTAGCCAAGAGATAATGCACCTTCATTTATTCTAAGATCTAATGCTTGATAAGTGTCTCTAATTAAAAGAGATAGTTCAGATACTTCTGTTCCACGAATAAGACTTACTTGCTTATTATCTGCAAAGCAAATACCAAAAGGTGTATCTATCACTGCGTGTTTATGTAAACAACCAATGCCTGCAATATGTCTTTCTAAAATAAAGTTTACTGATTGTGCGCTTTGTATTCTATAGATATAAATATTTCTTGTTTTAAAGACATATAATCTATTCTGAGCAGAATGTAATACAGTTATTTCATCGCCATCATTCTTACCAACATCAACAAACTTGGTTCCCACCACTGCCTCATCGAGCTTAAAGTTATCAGTAAAGACAATGCGATTCTTTTCACGAAGTGTTTGGTCATTCTCATCCTTAAAATCTATATTTGCATAAAATGCTTTATTACCAACAACAGTCGCTGTATTCCATTTAATTGGTTTTAATCTAGTTTCTGCAGCTCTACCTGTAAGTGAATTATAGGTAGATAGCTTCAAACCATCATTTGGTATATACCAAGTAGCAAGTTTATCTGTAGATACAGCTGCAGCAAAAGCCCTAGCATCATTCATATTAAATGGGGAATCGACATCTTGCTCCTCACCGTTCCAAGTTTTCCACTTTACTGTCGCTCCACCACTAACACCTGTTGTTAGGGTTGTGCCACTGACAGATTTAATACTTGCAATAATTGTAATTGTTTGAGCTAACTGTGCAGAAGCCTCAGCTAAAGTAGTCGCAGTTGTTGCAGGGTACACAAAAACCATATTATTTGCAGTAAAGTTTGTTCCCCAACTGCTTGTACCGTCTTTTTCTGTAAATGTACTTGATGTTGAAGCATTAATATTTTCATAACTATCTGCATTAGCAGCATAAGGTTCCATACATGGAATCCAGTATCCATTATTTGTTTTAATAGTTGAACCACTTCTTATGACTACATCTTCTGCAGAATCTTTAGCTCTTGGGTCTTCTGAAAAACCATGCTGAGTATCATACGTAGTTACTAAATACCAATCAACATCATCTTCGGGTTGCCAATATAGATTAATGCCTGTGATTCTTTTATTCCAACTTGCAAGAGAAGAACCAGTAAATGGTACAATTTGAATACCTGGGCAATGCTCTCCACCTGTTGATCCAATAGAGTTTTGAGAAAATACACCTATATCACCATTAGCATCTCTAGCTAATTCACTTTCTTGGACATAGTCATATAAGAATGTCACTGTATACTTATCTTTGTTGCTAAAAGTATTTGCAGGAGCTGAAGGTATTAATTCAGGATCATCTGTGTTTCCTACAGGAAAATGAACAAAAATACCTACTTCATTTGCTGCGTTAATATCATTGTTTTGGTCAAAAGCGTATTTCATCGCAGTGACAGTTGGAGGTGTTAATTCTGTATCTTCCAATGTCCAAGCATTTAGAGCAGTAGCCATCGGAGGCATTCTAAAACGATAGCCATCAGAATATGTTTCACCTGAACCGAAAAAATCTCTTTTAATATGCCCATACCATTTAGAGTCGTTTAAAAATGCACCATCACTAATTCTTAATACTTGATTGTGTACTAGAAGGTCATGTTTAGGTACTTCTTTTAATGAGGCATTGTCTATTCTAAAAGCAGTGGTTTCTGAAGCCCCATCAGAAGCAGAAGCAAACCAAGCAATCCCTGCTGAACTTGATTCAGGTGAAAAATATACTGTATGTGTTGCTTGATTATAATTTGCAAAAGAAATATATGTTTCAGTTAGTCCTGAATTTTTAATTGTTATGCCCACGCTTGAACCAAGTGTTTGTTGAACATCAAAAACTAGTTTATATATTTTATTTTTTTCGAGACTAAAAAGCATATTAGTATTTGATTGAGCTAATGCCCCAACACCTGAACCTGTTGAATATTGAGCATAAACATTTGCTTCCCCTACAACCCTACTCCAACCAGTACCAAAAGTCCATTTACTGGTAGCAAAAGATGAACCATCATCTAACATTTCACTTCCAAGTGTAGCATAAGTATTTATTGTTGCCCAAGAGCCATTATCTGTAGCACTTCTATATACTTTATCTGCGTTTGCGACTACCCACCATTCTGTACTAGTATTATTGCCACTCGCATCTTTTTCTGTTCTATAACGAAGAAATTCGGTGCTAGTATCTACTGTTGTTGGTAGTGCTGTACTAAGATTAAGTCCTGAACCTTTTTTTGTAATACTACCACGCTTTGTATTGATAGCATTATCAAACTTTTGAAACTGATTATCAGATATATCTAATTCAGATTGATAAGTAACTAATCCACCTGAAAAATCTCTTATAGTTTTTCTAGCCATTAAAAGTCGTTATAAGGAACAGTTAGGACTGTACTTCCATCTCTGGATTGTCTTTCAAGAATAACTCTTTGTTTTTGTTCTAACCATTCGTTTTTAAAATATGAAATTAAATTTAGGTCTCTAAGTCTCTCTGAGACTCTCCAACAAGGATAGTAAATAAGTATGCGTTGATAACGGTCATCTATTTCAAACTCACTAAACGCTACAGTATCTGCACCCCCTGAACTAGAAGTAATACTTGTAGTAAATTGCGTTGCACTTGTAATACTCTTTACAACAGTTCCTACTGGAAATTTTGATCCAGACATTTTCATTCCAATACTTAAATCAGCTGTTGAAGTCATAGAAGATGTTGTAGAGGCAGCTGCTGTGATTGCTTCTATAAGCATCTTATGCGGTAATCGATAATAATAAACTTTTATCTCTTTCACTTCAGTCGGAGTAGGAAATATACCTAACTTATCTTCATGGATATAAAAAGCCTTATCTGTTGTAATATTACTCATCGAAGAATCATCAGCAATGTCACTGATTTCATTAATACCAATTCTTTGACAAATGCTTCCATCATAATCAACTCTATATATACGAGTCATTGATTCTAAAGATTGTCCTGATGTTGTAGCTCCAGTAGTATTATTTTGGAATAAAGTCCAATCAGTAACATCTACATTACTATTTTTCATTGCATATTCACTCGTATCTACAACTGAATTACGAGTCGCATATCCTTGTAATAAATTTGCCTCATCACAAAGTTGATATTGAGCTTCGTTGATAAGGTCGTGTATAACAGCATCAGAGACAACAGAGGTAGAGTCTACTCCTGTAATGTTTCTGACTTCTGTTGTTATTTCTGTTAAGGTCATAATATTCCCAATAAAGAGGGGGAGATTAATCCCCCTCTTCGGTTATTGATTACAGATTAGTCCTTGCTGAAACGTACTGGATGACACCGTAGTCTTTGCTGTTGTAGTCACTAATGTCTACACCATAGATCTTTGCTGCTGAAATACCGAGTTGGTTTCCATAGTCAAAGGTCTTTTCTACCCACATCATATCAGATGATTCT